GGCGCTTACTACGTCATGCCCGTAACGGGAGGGTTTGGTAATTCAGGCATCCCTGACATCCTATGTTGTTTCAACGGGTGGTTCATCGGTATCGAGTGCAAAGCAAACGGCGGCAAGGTTACGCGACTTCAGCAGTCTCACCTTGACGAGATCGAGATGCGCGGCGGTATCGCTCTTGTTGTGGATGAACACAACTTGAAGATTCTCAAACAACTAATCTTGGAGAAAACAAAATGAGAGCCTACGAATACGACGAGTTGCCTGACGAATACTACGAAGACAAATTTGAGCGTCAACGACACAGACGCGAGATGAACAGCGAGTTGGGTAACCCACAATTTGAACTTGATGAGGAGACAGAAAATGACTAAGACTATCCCTTGGATTCCTGTTGGCCATCCTGACTTCAAATGGAGCAGTGGTTCTGATGTGCAAGCACTGTGGAAAAAGTATGGCTGGACACCGCCTAGCGAGAAGATCACACCCCCACCTGTGGTGAACAAAGAACCTGTGTGGATCAACCCATTGCGGCGGCTTAAATGAAAGCTGTCTTAGAGTTCAACTACCCTGAAGACACTGACAAATGCCGACGAGCGATACACGCAGACGAGGCATTCAGGGCATTGCAGGAAATCAAACGGAGCGTGGATCGGAAATTCACACACAAGTCAGACCTTGAAGAAGTGTTGAAGTATGTGTACGAAATCACTGACTACGTTCTGAGAACAACAGGAGAAGAGGAATGACCGACTGCCAACACCGCTGGGAGCCCATTGAGGGCCAACCCATTTACAAGTGCATCCGCTGTGGTGCGTTCATGAGGATCATCAAATGAATAACACAAACCAACCAGAGTCAGCATTCCCAAGCACATTCAAGTCACTGCACCCAGAAGAACAACAGGTCCACCGCTGGGGCATGACCCTGCGCGACTACTTTGCGGCAAAGGCTATGCAGAGTTTGATTGTTGCGTACAAGGACGACCACAGCGTGTCGGATGAAATTAGCAAAAGAGCGTATTACTACGCAGACGCAATGCTGAAAGCGAGGGAAGCATGAATGAAGACGAAGAGCAGCCAACCCCAGCCGATGGGCAGTTGGTCTGGATACTGTGGGCCTTCATCGTGTTGATGCTCGGACTTTTAACCTTGAGGAGTTGTTTATGAATGAAGCATTTGAAAACATTGGTTTTTACACACCGGGGCCGTGGCACTACCGCGAAGGCCACAACGGAGAGTTCACCATTACTTGCGAGTCCGGTGGGTTCGCGCCGTTAGCGCGTGTTAAAGGCGACAAGCGTTCTACGTTTAAGGATGCCAAAGCAAACGCATGTCTGATGGCCGCTGCCCCCGAGCTGCTTGCTGCTCTGTACCTCATGATGGAAAACTGCTACGACCCTGACAGAGATGACGCCATCGTGCAAGCGTTTGATGCCGCACGTGATGCGATAGCCAAAGCGGAGGGGTTTAAATGAAAACCGTATTTAAACTGATTGAAGATCACGGCCTGACCCTGCACGGGGACATTGAACACTTTGCCGAGATTATTCGCGCTGACGCCATTGCTAATGAGCATAAGAAGTTGCGCTCGGTGCTACGGCAAATGCACGATGCGTATTCGTTGGCAAGCGCGAAAGACTTCTGGGAAGGCTACGTTCCTGAGCCAGTACAACAGGAGAAGAACAGTTGACCACAACCAACAGAGGGCCGCATGTCATCAAGGCGCTGGAGGCATTCGATGAGTTTGGTCGCTTGACCGCGCAAGAGTTTGCCGACTACGCCGACATCGGTCGCTACGACGCACATGCTGTGCTCAACCGCATGAGCAGACGCACCAAGGACGGCGTCAAGCGCATTTACGTTGCTGACTGGACCTACGGTCACGACAATGCGCGGCGCTATCCACGGGCGGTGTTCATGCTGGGTGACAAGCCCGACAAGCCAAGGCCCAAGCCAGACATCAAGGCAAACCGCAAACGCAGTGAGCACAAGTCCATCAAAGCAATACGCATGACCAGCGTGTTCAACATGGCATTGACCCGTGACAAGGTAAGAGAAATAAGGAGATCACTATGAGAGAAGATGACGACGACATTCAGGAATACATCAACTACCGAGACGCCTTCTCAAAGAAGGACTACATCACTCCGGTGAGCCGCAACGATGTTCTTGAAGAAGTGGCCCGAGAGTTTGACAAGATGAAGTCGCTTGGCGATACCGCCGCATCCTTTGCGGCATACGTGAGGAACATGAAGAAATGATCGACACCACAACACTCACACGTTACGACCCTGAACGCAACTGTTTTGTTTTGAAAGGTACTATGAAAAAGCAAACCTGCAACTGCCACCCCAACTCGCCCTTCCACTGGGCGCACAACCCTCGCCCGAGCATCTTCATGCAAGACGTTGCGTTCCGAGCCAAAGGCGTAGTGGCAAGCACAGACTACAAGGCGTTCGGCATCTACAGCCGAGCCACACCACACATTAAACCATATCTAAATAAGCATGAAATGCCCCGTTTGTAATGCATGGACCCGCACACTGGAGACACGAACCAATGAAGACACCAACGAAATCTGGCGCAGAAAAGAATGCGGCAACCTGCACACATTCATCACGCTTGAACAAGTCACAGCGGGATCAACTCCACGCCCTCGTGAAAAACGCATGGTGGCCGTTCGATCGAGCCGATCCCAAGGTCTTGAACTTGATGCACCTGTCCACCGTCGAACGAAAGACACGAACGACTAATTTACCCGAAGCGCTTTTTTAACCAGCCAACCAAGGAGAATCCACATGGCTAAAACTACCCTGTCCGCAAAAGTACGTAAGTACATTGAACAAAACCCAACTAAGAAGGTGACTGAGATCGCCAAGGAATTGGAGGTGAAGTACCAATACGTGTACATCATCAAGAAGAAGATGGAGAGACGAGCGGCTGAACTCGCCAAACCTTTGAATATCGTGCATGTCAGCTCATCCAACATGCCCATCAAGAATCCACCCACCCAGATCGAAATGTTTGAACCCACTCCCGACCCAGTGAACCACCCCGCGCACTACAAGTATGGCGGCATTGAGACCATCGACTTCATCGAGGCCAAAGAGCTTGGGTACAACCTTGGCAACGTGGTGAAATACATCACCCGCGCAGACCACAAGGGCAACCGCAAGGAAGACTTGCTCAAGGCGCAGTGGTATCTCACCCGCGAAATCAACTCAATCAAGTGAGGCAGTTATGCAAGACGGAATCAAACTACTGATCGAGAGGATGGACCAATACCCAGAGGAGTTCTTTGGGGACTTGTCCTTCCGCTGGACTGAGATCATGCAAGACATCGCCAAGCATGGGCCTGAGTTTCTCGACGAAGAAGACATCCTGATGTTGAACAAGAAGGTCAAAGAGATCAGACGCAAAGAACTGAACGCTAAGATCGTCGAAGAGATCGCCAGTGGAACCAGACTGCGAGTTGCGCAGGAACGCCAAGCCAAAGCGGGTGTGTATACCACGCAGGGGTCACTATCCCCTAGAGGCGCAAATGCAGCACAGGGGGCGTCATTTGGGTCAGCAATCGCAAGATCAGAAGGTAATCAGGTGTGGTGGTCTGGAAATGTACCCGGTACTATGGGCACCGATTACCAACGCCCTGAGAAGCACCGTACTCTTATGGATGAAGGTATCCATGACCTGATTGAGCGTGGCAAAGACAAAGCCACGATCCAGAACATTCGGGCGGCAAACGCGGCGCTTGAAAAAAAACTTCAGGCGGCTAAAGATGAGATTGCCAGACGGGACTCAGCGAGGGCGCAATCTCAGGCATATAAAAAACGCAGTAACCAGAACTGGAAGTAACGTGCTACACTAGACTCTTAATACGTTTTAGGAGTCTAGTGTGAGTACAAAACAAACCGCTGAATCTTTTTGGGGCAAGGTCTCGGGCGACAGACGAGAACGTAACGGATGTTGGGAGTGGCAGGGAGCGCGTAATAGTACAGGCTATGGAAGCGTTTCATGGCACGGTAAAGTCTACACCGCACATCGTGTCGCCGCATGGTTAACTGGCCTAGTTGAATTACCCTCTGCGCCAACCAACCCTAGGGACAAAACACACATACTCCACAAATGCGATAACCGCGCGTGTTGTAACCCCTCGCATTTTTTTCTTGGTAATTTATCAGACAACATGGCAGACGCTTACGCTAAGAAACGTAAAACACAACCTAGCGGAGAGGCCCACACAAATGCAAAACTTAGCAACAAACAAGCTGTCAGAATCCGAAAACTTTACGCTGCTGGTATGACTCAAACCATATTGGCAAATAAGTTTGGGGTTAGTCAAAGAGCCATCAGTTTAATTGTTAGAAAAGAGACATACAAATGAGTTTAATAGTTTTGGATTTTGAAACTTATTACACAAGTAAGGGCCTTGGCTTTCGGACTCAGACCACCGAAGAATACGTGCGTGACAAGCGTTTCGAGGTGATCGGGGCGTCAGTCCAAGTGGACTCAGGAGAGCCAGTTTGGTTTTCAGGGGACCGTGAATCGATGCGTAAGTGGCTTCTCCAATTCGACTGGCGCAACTCCATGATGTTGGCGCACAACACTCTGTTCGATGGCTGTATCTTGTATTGGCATTTCGGTATCACACCGAAAATCTATCTCGATACGCTGGGCATGGCTAGGGCGTTGCATGGGGTTGACGCTGGTGGTTCACTGGCGGCACTCGCTGAGCGCTACAAGATCGGTATTAAGGGGAACGAGGTTGTTGCGGCCATCGACAAACGCCGTAAGGACTTCACCCCCGAAGACCTAGCGCAGTATGGAGAGTACTGCAAGAACGATGTGGCGTTGACCTACAAGCTGTTCAACATCATGGCTGAAGGCTTTCCTATGGATGAGTATCGCCTGATGGATATGACGATACGGATGTTCACTCACCCCATGCTGTACGTGGATGAGGAGAAGCTGAACAACCGCATTGAAGACATGCGTAAAGAAAAGTCTGAACTATTGTCATCGCTCATGAGCCAGCTCAAATGCGAGACCGAAGAAGAGGTCCGTAAGAACTTGTCCAGCAATAAGAAGTTCGCTGAGATTCTGCAAGGCTACGGCATCAAAGTGCCGATGAAGATGAGCGAGAAACAAAAGAAGGAAGTCCCTGCGCTGGCTAAGAAGGACGAAGGGTTCATCGCGCTGTGCGAGAGCGAGGACGAGGTCATCCAGCACCTGTGCGCTGTGCGTCTTGGCACGAAGTCAACCCTTGAAGCTGGGCGCATCCAGAGGTTCATAGATATTGGCAGACGCAATAAGGGACTCATTCCGGTCCCCCTGAAATACTACGGTGCGCACACGGGTCGCTGGTCGGGCATGGACAAGGTTAACTTCCAGAATCTGCCGAGCCGCGACCCCAAGAAGAAAGCGCTCAAGAAGGCCATCGTGCCGCCAGAGGGTTATAAGGTAATCAACGCTGACTCATCGCAGATCGAGGCGCGTATGGTCGCGTGGCTGGCTGGCCAAGACGATGTGGTTCAGCAGTTCGCACGAGGCGAAGACGTTTACTCTCTGTTCGCATCTGCGGTTTACGGGCGCACGATCACGAAGAAAGACGCTGAGCAACGGTTCGTTGGTAAGACCTGTATCCTCGGTCTGGGGTACGGCACTGGAGCGTTGAAGTTACAACACACGCTGTCCACATCTCAACCTATCAGCGTGAAGATTGATGAGGACGAGGCCAAGCGTATCGTTGGTGTGTACCGCGACAAGAACGACATGATCATCGAGTTGTGGGGCGAAGCAGACATGATGCTCAACGACATGCTCAACGGTTCGTTCAAGAACGGCCCCAAACAGTTCGGCAGACACAAGTGCGTTTTCTACGACAAGGACGGCATCATCCTCCCGAACAACATGCGTATCCGCTACAAGAACTTACGCAAGGAGTGGGACGAAGAGAAACAGAAGTCCAGCATCGTGTATGACTCTCGTAAGGGAACCATATCCATCTGGGGCGGAGCAGTCGTTGAGAACGTGGTTCAAGCCCTTGCACGTATCGTCGTGGGCGTCCAGATGCTTGAGATCAACAACCATCATCGGGTGGTGCTGACGGTTCATGACGCCGCTGTGTGCGTTGTGCCAGACTATGAGGTGGACAGCGCGATAGAGACCATAACCAAGATCATGCACACTGCGCCTGAGTGGGCGACAGGACTGCCCGTTGCGTGTGAGGCCCATGCTGGTGATACTTACGGTGATTGCTGATACCATTTCAGCTCTAAACAACTCACCAGTAAGGATTCAGTATGTCACCCCAAGAAATCAAGTGGTCTTATTCAGGACTGAAAGACTACAGTAACTGCCCAAAACAATACCAGCAGGTAAAGGTATTGAAGAAGTTCTCCAAGCGGCCTACTCAGCAGATGCTGTACGGCACTGAGGTCCACACAGCTCTTGAGAACTACGTTAAGGACGGCACACCCCTTGCCAAGAACTACGAACGGTACAAGAAACAGCTTGACCCATTGCGTGAGATGGACGGCATTAAGTATCCTGAACATCGTATGGCGATCACCTACGACAAGGAGCCGTGTACCTTTGGAGCAAAGAATTACTGGGCGCGTGGCATTGCTGACTTGCTGGTAGTGGACGGAAATCAAGGTTTTATCGTTGATTACAAGACGGGTAGCAACAAGTACCCAGACCCCAAACAGCTTCAGTTGATGGCACTCATGGCGTTCGCGCACTTCCCAGAACTCGACCGCATCAAAGCTGGCCTGTTGTTCGTTGTGCATGAACACTTTGTTACCTCGGAATACGTACGGGAAAAGATTGACGAGTACTGGCAAGACTTCTATTGGGAACTTGAAAGACTGCGGCTTTCCTACGAAAATGATAGCTGGCAAGCAAACCCCACCCCACTGTGCGGGTGGTGTCCAGTACACACATGCGAACATCACAAGGAACGATGATGCCCTACGTAAACAAACCAAGGCCGTACAAGAAAGAGTACGAGCAACAGAAGGCGCGTGGCGAACACGACAACCGCATGGAGCGCCAACGCGCACGGCGTTCGATCGACAAGACAGGCGCTGACAACAACGGTAACGGTAAAGCTGACAAGCGTGAAGGCAAGGACGTTGCGCACGTTAAGGCGATGGACAAGGGTGGCTCAAACAAGCACGGTGTACGCATCGAGTCTGCTTCCCGTAATCGTTCATTCAGCCGTGACTCTAAGGGAAACCTCGTATCAGAAACCAGCAAAAAAGAGCGTAAAAGAACTTGACATTTCTTGATGTAGCCTTAATATCGTGACTGTTAGGCGTGAGTGAGTCACGAGGCACTTTGCAGTTGCTTTCAGCCTTTTAACCACGTCAGTCACTCAATCGCTTCTCCGTTGGGAGTGACGGACACCTCGGAAAGACGGGGACCATAAGGCATCCACCGCGCCTTAAGACCAAGCGGGGACTCAGATCAGTAAAGAGGTAGTATGGAAATAGTTGAAAACACAGCGTTGCGCTTTCTCTGTTCGCATGAGATGGCAGACCAGATCGATAAGTACATTGCTAAAAGCGAGTACCTCGGGCAACGCGGACAACATCACGAGATGCTTGTCTACTGGGGCATGAACGAAGTGCAAAAACTTGCGCGACTCCTTCCAGACGGGAACTCTGTGCCTTCACCCATTGAACGCGATTACGGCTGGCCCGGTATGTTCAAGCCGTTTGACCACCAGAAAGACACCGCACGTTTTCTTACGTTGCATCAACGCGCCTTCTGCTTTAACGAGGCAGGTACAGGCAAGACTTCAGCAGCTATTTGGGCGGCTGATTACCTAATGAATCAGGGTATGGTGAAACGTGTGTTGGTCATCTGCCCCCTGTCCATCATGCAGAGCGCATGGCAAGCAGACCTGTTCAAAACAGCCATGCACAGAACATGCGCCGTGGCTCACGGCTCAAGACGCCGCAAGGTAGTCGAGGGCTCTTACGACTTTGTCATCATCAACTATGACGGCGTGAACGCAGAGCGCGAAGCAATCGCCGCAGGTAACTTTGATCTCATCATCGTGGACGAGGCCAACGCATACAAGAACCCATCGACTGTGCGCTGGAAGAACTTGACCAAGATCATCAAGAGCAACACATATCTGTGGATGATGACAGGCACACCCGCATCACAATCCCCAGAGGATGCCTTTGGACTCGCGCGGCTGGTCAACCCCGGCGCAGTGCCCAAGTACAAGACAGCTTGGAAAGACGCCGTCATGCGTCAGGTAAGTGCTTTCAAGTGGGCTCCGAGACCCAACGCGCAAGAGCTTGTGTTCAAGGCGCTTCAGCCAGCCATACGCTATGAGAAAGCACAGTGCCTTGATCTGCCTGATGTGATGTATCAGACACGCGAAGTGCCGCTGTCTGCACAGGCCACTGCCTACTACAAAGAGTTGGTCAAGCAGATGCAGGTCAAAGCGGCAGGGGAGACTATCAGCACAGTCAATGCGGCGGCGGCTCTCACAAAGCTTTTGCAGTTGTCTGGTGGCGCGGTGTACACCGATGCAGGTAATGTGGTTGAGTTCGACATTGCACCACGGATGAACGTACTCCAAGAGGTCATAGACGAAGCCTCCCACAAGGTCATCGTATTCGTACCGTACAAGCACACCATTCAGGTAATCCAAGAGCACCTGACCAAGAAGGGCGTTACCACTGAGATTATTTCTGGTGACGTAACAGCCAACGCTCGCGCGCAAATCTTTAAAAACTTTCAGACGACCGACACGCCCCGTGTGTTGTTGATTCAACCACAATCAGCTTCTCACGGTGTGACACTCACAGCGGCAGATACCGTTATTTTCTGGTCACCTGTGATGTCGGTAGAGACGTACTTGCAGTGCATCGCGCGTATCGATCGCGTGGGGCAGAAAAACAAAATGACAGTGATACACCTTCAGGGGTCCGAGGTGGAGCGGCGCATGTACAAGATGCTTCAGGGCAAAGTTGATATGCACGAAAAATTGGTGGACCTTTACAAAGCAGAGATAGGAGAAAGCATATGATCATCAACAACACAGAAGAACTGGTATCAGATTATCTTGAGATACGCAGGATGCGCGAATCGCTCAAGGCGACTTACGAGTCTGAAGACGAGGAACTCAAAAACGCGATGGACTCAATCAAAGAAGCGCTTTTGGCTATCTGCAATGAGAACAACCAGAGCGGATTTAAAACAACAAGTGGCACTGTCACACGACAGGTCAAGGAAAGATACTTTTGCACTGACTGGGAC